AGCTACCGCTACCGCCTCAACTGTCAGCGCCTGCGCCAACCCGGCGCAGTCTGTTGTCTCTGCGGGGGCGACATTGACGTCAGCCTGAGGTTCCCGGACCTGTGGTCGTGGACCCTCCAACACGTGGACGGCGACCACACCAACAACCACCCGGACAACCTGGACTCGGCACACCTGAGCTGCAACAGCAAGGACGGTGCGCGCCGACAGGCAGCACGAGCGCGGCGCACAAGGGACGCCCGCCGCGGGGTGTCCCGGCAGTGGTAGTCACGGCCAACGCGGACGACAACGCGACCGCGCCGCGAGGCGATCACCGGGCCACACCGGGCCGCCCTCCGCCCACGGTGGATGGACCCGCCCACCCCGCCCCACCCACCCGAGGTTCACCCGTTCGGCCCTGTCCCGGCCACCCGCTAGGTGGTAGCCCGCACGCCAATAGTCGATCTTGTGAATCGCAACATAACCGCAGGTCAGAGGCCTGATACCCCCATACGGAGTAGGGGGAGGGGCCAGAGCGGGTGACGTGCAGTGATGGGACCCCGTATGCCCCTCTCCTTTTTTCTCCCCGATGGGTGATCGGAAAAGCGCCGGATGCCTGGGGGTGACCAGCGATGGGCGACGTGTACCGGGCCGCGATCAGCGGTGACCGCCTAGAAGCGTTGCGGTCCTTGAGGAATCTCCTCGCCCGCACGATCAAGACCGCCGCGCCTCAGTACGTCGCACCGCTCGCCCGCCAACTCGCCGCCGTCCTCGCGGAGATAGACGACCTCGCTCCGTCCACAGAGGAGGCGAGTGCCGTTGACGACCTCGCCAAGCGCAGGGCTGATCGGCGATCAAACGCCGCGCGTCAGCAGCGTCCCCCCGATGATCTCTTCAGCGGGCAGGGAGGCGATTGACCTCGCCGCGTCCGCCGGCCTCGTGCTCGATCCGTGGCAGTGCCTCGTGTTGGACAACGCGTTGGGCGAGCGCGCGGACGGCAAGTGGTCCGCGTTCGAGGTGGGTTTGATCGTTCCTCGCCAGTGCGGGAAGGGTTCCGTGCTTGAGGCGCGGGAGTTGGCAGGCCTGTTCCTGTTTGACGAGCGGCTGATCATTCACAGCGCGCATCTGTTTGACACGAGCCTTGAGCACTTCCGCCGCATCCTGCAACTGATCGAGTCGGCCCCGCACATGGACCGCTTGGTGCACAGGGTGTCTCGCTCTCACGGCGAGGAGGGCGTTGAGCTGAAGACGGGTCAGCGCTTGCGGTTCCGGACTCGGACTCGTGGTGGTGGCCGTGGTTTCAGCGGTGACTTGATCGTCTTGGACGAGGCCTACAACTTGCCTGAGTCGGCGGTGGCGGCGTTGATGCCGACGTTGGCCGCGAAGTCCATGCACGGCAACCCTCAGATTTGGTACGCGTCCAGCGCGGCCGATCAGGAGATCCACGACAACTGTCACGTGCTCGCGCGCGTGCGGCGGCGGGGTCTCGCTGGTGATGATCCGTCGCTGGCGTTCTTTGAGTGGTCAGCGCCTGATGACTTGTGGGACCCGAAGAATCCGGCTCGGGTGACGATGGACCGTCGCATGTGGGCGGCGGCGAATCCGGGCCTCGGGATGCGGATCACCGAGGAGTACATAGAGCGGGAACACCGCTCTATGTCGGCCAAGACGTTCGCGGTTGAGCGCTTGTCCATCGGTGACTGGCCTGCGGCGAACACGGACGAGTCGGGGCCGATCAAGCGTTCGGCGTGGGCGGCGTTGGTGGACGAGGCGTCGGAACCGGGCGGTGAGGTCGCGTTCGCGGCCGAGGTGTCCGTTGACCGCGCGTGGTCCTCCATCGCGTGCTACTCGGTCCGAGCGGACGGCCTCGGTCACTGCGAGCTGATCGACCGGCGTCCGGGCACCGCGTGGGTGGTGCCGCGCCTGGTGGAGCTCCGTGCCCGGTGGAACCCGGTGGCGGTCGGGATCGACGCCAAGGGGCCCGCGGTCTCGCTGGTGTTGGACGTGGAAGCGGCCGGCATCACTCGCCCTGCTGACCCGGAACGTCCGGCCCGCGGCGACTTGCTGGTGTTGACGTTGGCGGACATGGCCACGGCGTGCGGTCAGTTCGTGGACGCGATCAACCAGGGCACGATCCGCCACCGCGCTCAGCCTGAGCTTGACGAGGCCGTGCACGGGTGCGCGACCCGTGCGGTGGGTGACGTGGCGGTGTGGGGCCGCAAGTCCGCGAGCACGGACATCAGTCCCTTGTCCGCGATGACGGTTGCCCGGCACGCCTACCTCACCCGTCTTGAACCGATCAACCGCCCTCGCCCTCGCCCGCTCGCGGCGTGGGCCTGATCTGTCGACGCCTTGGAGGGCATGTGTTCGGTCCTGCGTGCGATCACGCACGTGTGGTGTGGAAGTACCCACTCAAACCGTCTCGCAACGAGCTTGACGTGCCTGCGGGTGCACGTGTGTTGGCGGCCCGCGTCCAGGGCGATGCGGGCGTGTTGTGGATGGCGGTTGATCCGGCGGCGCCGACCGAGACACGCGAGTTCGGGGTGTTCGCGACGGGCGAGCCGTTGCCGATCGGACCCAAGTCCTACGTGGACACGTTGCTGTTCGCGGGCGGTCATCTCGTCTTCCACGTGTTCGAGCTGGGTTCCCCTGTCCGCCGACTGCTGTAAAGGGGGTCCGCCTCATGTCGACCCTCATGGACATCAACGTGCAGTTGGACGAGATCACGCAACGAGCGCAGAAGGTTCCACTTGGCCGCTCATTGCTCGCTCTGGTCGCGTCCGTGCTGTACGGGATCGGTTGGTTGTTCTCCAAGGCATGGCTTGCCTTGGTGTGGTGCGCGATCGCGGTACAGGTTGGATGGCGTGACGCCCGCGCCGCATCCTCGGGCGGCGACTGATGGGCATCCTCGACAAGATCGACGCAGCCCGCGGCAAGAGCCTGAAGTCCTTCGTAGAACCGAACTTCTGGGAGTTCGACTCCCTGCGCTACCCGTTCTTGAGTACGTACGCGTCCAAGCCGGACGAGGAGCGCATTGACGCTGACTTTCAGGGCTACGTCACGCATGCGTTCAAGGCCAACGGGATCGTCTTCTCTCTGATCGCGGCGCGTCAGATGGTGTTCTCTGAGGCGCGGTTCCTGTGGCGGGAGCGCCGCAACGGACGCCCTGGTGACTTGTTCGGCAACGCTGAACTCGCGCTGTTGGAACGGCCATGGCCCGGCGGCACCACCGGCGAGTTGCTCTCGCGCATGGAGTTGACGGCGAGTCTCGCCGGGAACTACTGGGCGACGACGGCGGATGACAACGGCCGTCTCGGCAAGGCGGCCACCGGTCCGGGTCGGCGGATCGTCCACATGCGCCCAGACTGGACCACGATCGTCATCGGGTCGCACTCCGGTGACCCGAACGCCCTGGACGCCAAGCCGGTGGGCGTGCTGTACGAACCTCGAAACTGGGCGACGGCCGGTGTGTCGAGTCCGACCAACGAGGCCGTGCTGTTGCTGCCGGACGAAGTGGTGCACTACTCGCCGTTGCCCGATCCCGAGGCCCGGTTTCGCGGCATGTCGTGGATCACGCCGGTTCTCCGCGAGATCCAAGCGGACACCGCCAGCACGATCCATAAGCAAAAGTTCCTTGAGAACGCCGCCACGCCGAACATGGTCGTCAAGTTCGACGCCACGACCGCGAAAGAGGACTTTGACGCGTTCGTGGAACGGTTCGAGGACCGGCACCGTGGAGCGTGGAACGCGTACAAGACCCTGTTCCTCGCTGGCGGCGCCGACGTCACGGTGGTGGGTAAGGACTTCCAACAGTTGGAGTTCGCCGCCACGCAGGGCAAGGGCGAGTCCCGGCTTGCCAGCGCGGCCGGCGTGCCGCCCTCGTGGGTTGGTTTCTCTGAGGGCTTGCAGGGTTCGGCGCTGAACGCGGGCAACTTCGGCGCAGCACGCCGCAGGTTTGCGGACGGCACGATCCGTCCACTGTGGCGTATCGCGACGGCGAGTCTTCAGGTTCTGCTGACGCCCCCGAGCGCTTCCGCTGAGCTGTGTACCGACACGCGGGATATTGCGTTCCTGCGCGAGGACCAGCGTGACTCCGCCGAGATCAGTCGCCTCAAGGCGGCGACGATCCGGCAGTACATCGACACGGGTTTCCACCCGGATGCGGCCGTTACTGCGGTGCGCGATGAAGACATCTCTCTGTTGCTGGGTAAGCACTCCGGCCTCTACTCGGTCCAGCTGCAACCGCCCGGCACTGAAGCAACTCCCTCTGAACCTGGACGGGAAAACGAGGTACCACTGTGAAGACGACCAAGAGCCTCTCTGGTGTCGAGATCAAGGATGCGGCCAAGGGCAAGGTCTCGGCCGTCTTCTCGACCTTCAACAAGATTGATTCGGACGGGGACGTCACGTTGCCCGGTGCGTTCGAGGACGGCACCCCGGTTCGGATTTCCGCTTATGGCCACGCGTCGTGGGGTGGCGCTCTGCCGGTCGGCAAGGGCGTCATCCGCACGACCGACACTGAGGCCATCTTTGACGGCGAGTTCTTCATGGACACGACGCACGGACGTGACACGTTCGCGACCGTCAAGGCCATGGGGGAACTGCAAGAGTGGTCGTACTCGGTGGAGCCCACTGAGTACAAGTTCGGCGAGTTCGAGGGCCGCCGGGTCCAGTTCCTGGAGAAGCTCAAGGGACCCCACGAGGTCAGTCCCGTCCTCGCCGGTGCCGGGATCAACACGCGCACGCTGAGCGTGAAGACGGCAGGGCAGGGAACCGCCGTGGACCCCGCGGCGAACACCCCTCCGCACAAGGGCGCCGTGCGTCCACACGAGACGGACACCACGGCCCGGTCGTGGGATGCGTCCGCCGTAGTGGCGGG